GATGAAGTGGTCGATGATGTTGAAAGAGTCCAAAACTACGGCTTTACTTCACACCCCACTACTGGCGGTGTGTACATTATTAATGTGGGAGGCAAAGGTAATCAACCGGTTATTATTGCTGTCAATGATGATAAGGCAAGATTACGAATTAAACCTAGTGAAGTTGCGATTTATCACGCTGAAGGTCATCACGTTGTGCTGAAAGCTGGCGGCGTGATTGAAGCAAATTGCACAACACTCATAGCGAATGCTGAATCTAGCGCCACGATAACAACAGCTTCAGCAACAATCGATTCACCTGAAACCAAGATGACCGGTAACGCCGAGGTTGTCGGAAACCTCACAATTGGTGGTGGCATCGGGATGGGTGGTGCTAAACCAGAGAAAGGAAAAGCGATAATCACGGGCATATTAGAGGCAACTGAAGATGTGATCGCTGGGGGCATTTCAATGAAAAATCATAATCATAGTGGCGTTCAGACTGGTGGTGGTAACACAGGGAAACCAAACAAATGATGAAAGATGCAGCGATTATTTGGATAGATGGTGGCGGTGATATCACAGTGGATGGAGAAGATCTCTTAATTGATGAGAGCTTAACCAATAACGTGATTATCTCCCTCTTTACGGATCGTGCAGTCCCTGATGATGAGCTTGAAACTGATCAAGAGAATGCTGGTTGGTGGGGAGATAGCTATTCAGATGAGCCGTGGGGATCTAAACTCTGGCTCATTGCGCGCTCTAAGTCACTACAAACCGTGGCCGATGATGTAGAAGATTATGCCTACCAAGCCCTTGAATGGATGATCGATGAGGGGTTAGTCGACTCTATCGTGGTAAATGCAACACGTGAAAGCACTGCTAATTCAAATGTTAAAGATGCTTTGCATTTAAATGTAGAGCTTGCACCAAGTAGCGGTGAACAGCAACGATCCCTGAAAATTATCATAGAAGGAGGTGCTTAATGGCATATCAAGCCCCGAAGCTCTCTGAGCTTATCGCTAAATCTCATGCCAATATTCAGAGTAAATTGCTCGGCACTAAGTCGATGATGAAGAGCTCAGTGCTGGGCGCAATTGCGTATTCTCAGGCGGCAGTTGCGTCAGGTCTCTATCACTTTGTCGATTGGGTCTATCGTCAATCTGTCCCACATTTAGCGGATGATGAGCAATTTATCGCGCATGCAAAAGAGTGTGGAATTTTCCGCAAATCGGCAACGATTGCCAAAGGTACGGTGAAGGTCTTTACAGATCGCACGGTGATGATCCAAAAAGGTACAGAGCTACAGAGTCGAAGCGGGACGCTCTATGTTGTTGCCGAAGACAAAAGCGGATCTGGTGAAGTGATTCTAAATGTTGAATCAGTAAATGCAGGTGTAAAGCAGAATGTGGCAACCGGCGAGTATCTTAGCTTTATTAAGCCGGTGCTCTATGTGCAAAACATTGCAGAGGTGATTGATATCAGTGGCGGTAGTGATATTGAGCCAATGAGCGAGATGCGCGAGCGTTATCTCTATTTTTGCCAATATCCACCGATGGGTGGATCTCAATTCGATTATGTTCGCTGGTGCCGTGATAATGCCGGTGTTAGCAGAGCTTGGTGCTTCCCTCGCATTAGAGGGGGCAATACTGTTGGTGTTGCATGGGTTTACGATAGTCGGGATGACATACTACCCACTTCATTAGATGTACAGCTTGTGCTTGATTATATCGATCATCACAAAGATCCCGTAACCAATACTTGGGTGGGGTCTCCTGCCGGCGCTGAAGTGATCTATACACCCATAAAACTCAAGCCGATTAATCCGATTATTCGCTTAATACCAGACTCAGAAGCTTTACGTTTAAATGTAAAGCAAGGATTAAATCAAGCGATCAATGCAGTAGCTTTACCCAGTAAATCCATACCTCGCTCCCATTTAACACAAGCAATTAGTAATGCTGCCGGTGAATATGATCACCGCTTAATATCACCAACGGAAGATGAGATTAAAGCGGGAGAGCTTGAATTGATTGTATTGGGAGAGATCGAATGGCGATGACTGAAAAAGATTACGAAACCGCGAGTGTCCAGCTATTACCGAAGGGCTTAGCATGGAAACAGATGCTTAATGGCACGCTTGGAAAGCTATTCGGCGGACTTGCAATCCAATGGGCAAAGATAGATGCAGAAGCAAGCCAAGCGCTTAATGAGATGAATCCGCAGTGGTCAACGGTAATGCTTGATGAGTGGGAAGAACAGCTTAATCTTCCTGAGTGCAATCAGACCGGCCAGACGCTCTCTGAACGCCAGAATGCAGCGGGATACAAATGGCATCTAAAGGGATCGCTGAATCCTTGGTTTTATGCAGAGTGGATTGGTGCTGCTTTTGGTTACGATATCGAGATCATTGCGCATCATCCGCATCATTGCTTAAGGGCGTGTAATTACCCGCTCTATTCCGATGAATATGACTCCAGAGCAGATGTCTATGTGCGCATCGACTCAGGGAGCCCATATCGCTATTTCAATGTACAAGACAGAGTGAATGATCCGCTTCTAATCGGACAAAAGAGCATTGTCGAGTGCATTTTACAGAAGTATAAACCTGCTCATATCGAGCTACATTTTCACTATGAGGAGAAATAATGGTTTGGCATGTAGATAATAAGACGGCTCCACTTGTGAAGCCTAGAAAGCAACCAGTCTTTAGTAAAGAGACGCGTTACTTTACTGATGAAATCGGACAAACACCAACCGTCCCACAAGCTGACTGGTTCAACATGATTCAAGGTGAACTACTCCAATTAGCTAAAGCATTAGGAGTCACACCCGATAAACTCAACGATGGTCAAATTGGACCAGCGTTACTAGAAAAATTAAAAAAAGTTACCCCATCAACAATCACCGCATCGACTAAAAACAGCGTTACAGACTCAAGTCATACGCACGAGATCACAAAAGCAACAACATCGCAAGCAGGCATCGTACAGCTCACAAACACAGTTAGTAGCGCACAAGATAAAGCAATAACACCGTTTGCTGTCAATGAACTTCAAAAATCGATTGAACAAGCAATCACAGAAGCGACAGAAGTTCCCGTCGATAAGATTTTTGCTTTTGATACTGCAACTCCGCCTAAGGGCTATATCGCTCGCAACGGACAGGCGATTGATCAAGCCACAATGCCGAAGTTGTACGCAAGATACGGCGCAAATATGCCCGATGACCGTGATCGAGTGCTAAGAATGGCAGGATCTCTAGCAGGAACAGCAGGTACAACGCAAGAAGATGCGATGCAGAGAATTACGGGCAGCTTTGAAGTAAACCCAGGACACGGCTCTAGAAATTTTTTCATAGGCAGTCCTAAAGGGTGTTTTCATAGGGGGAGTACCGGTTCTGGTAAAGCGCCATACATTTCATACTCAGACGCAGCATCAGAATCACAAAGAGCATTATTTGATTCAAACCGTAGCGGCAGAACAGCAACAGAAACACGCGTCAAATCTCGCATCGTAATTCTCTGTAACAAAATTCAATAAGGAAAACAAAAATGAACAAACTATTTAATGAAAACGGTTTTGCAATTAAAGATTGTCGAGTAACAGTTTATAACTACGATCGTGAAAACAATGAGTACATCAGCTCAACACAAGAGCATGTAGTCGCTGGCTCAGGTATTCCGGCGAACTCAACGTTTGTGAAACCGCTCGATCACAAAGATGGATTTACGCAAATCTTCAACGAAGCAGATCAAAAATGGAAATACATTGAAGATCATCGCTATGACGATGTCTACAACATCAAAACGAAGCAGAAAGAAGATATTCGCTATCTCGGTAAACTGAAGCCGGAGCATACACTTTTAGCACCCCCCTCTTTCGATTACGAGATTATCGATGGTGAGTGGATTATCACTGAAGAGAAGCAAGCGAAGCTTGATGCACTTGAAAAACAGCGTGAATTACAACAATTACACGATGATCTAGAAAACATCGAGCGTCAGATCACACGCTTAGAAAGAATCAAACAACGTACAGAATTAGAAGAGCAAGAGCTCGATCGGTTGATCGATGAATCGACTCGGTTATATCGTCATATTCAAGCTGTTGCAAAGGATTAAGCTACTCAGCTGTCGAGAAATATGCGACACTTAATATAACGTCAACTTGTTATAGGGGTATGTATAAATGATTTATTGGATAGAATTTGAAAATCTTCCAGGGAAAAGGCATCCAAAGTGGTTCAGAACATTAGGTCTCACAAAAGATTTAAATGTATTAGTTCCAATTGAGGCGTTTACAAATATGCCGGACACCGCATCAATCATGGCTAGTGAAGATGGAGTTCTTAGATATAGGCAAGATGGTCATATATATATTCCCGCTGTTTGGGCGATGGGTATGTTCCCCAAGTATGCTGAAATTGGCACAGAGATGATTAAAGGTGCATATAAACATAGAGAAGACAATCATGCAGAGATATATGACTTCTTCAAGGAAGCTGAAAGTAAGAAGTAACATCTCAAGAGATCATAAAAATAAACGCTGTTGGAACTATACTTCAACAGCGTTGTTGTAATTGCAACATCAAATCAATCAAATTATCTTGAACCACCCATGCGACTTTTCGCGCGCGGCATCAGGTTACCTTCTTGCATGAGCGTAGCGGTTTATCCATTGCCGATGCCACTATGCTAATGAGCGCCGCCGGCGATGCGGAGATTTGCCAAATTGTCGATCCGCTCTTAACCGCGCGTTTTGTGATTCCCCGCTATATTTTAGAGGCGTACGGGATTGAAGGGTTTATCGAGTAACTAAGTAAAAAATCTCGCCTAAAATGCAAAAACCTCCTGCGATGTAGAAAGAGTCAATCTCTCATCCTCGCAGGAGGTTTTTAATAGCCAATTGAGTGCAAAGCGTGCTTAATCGCGACGACGTCTCGGTGCAAATGCCGGCTTTGCTTCCCGTTTTGAGCGCAATAGTAATAACAGACTCAATACAGAAAGCCCCGCTCCTAATAGATAAAGGAGTGGCGTGCTAAAGCCAATTCCGGACGAATCAAACAAGATAATATACGCCATCATTGCGAAAATGAGGCCAATCATCAACGAATTAATCATTTTTAAACGACGCGCGCGAAGGATCGCATCGCGTTTTGCTCTGTGCTCTGACAT